ATCTGTCTTCACACAGGTCTTTCACGCGAAGAGGTATTCAGCACATTCACACCAACCAAACACATAAACGAAGAAAATGACTAACGAACAAATTAGACAGCAAATGCTTGACATGATTCCATTTGCACACATGGAACGATTCGAAACACTATGGACGATGCTCACTCCGAAATACGAGCGTCTATCGACCGAACAAATCAAGATTCAACAGGAACTTGAAAACGAACGTGAAGCGTTCTGGAGCGCGTTAGAAGATGTAACCTGTTCCGTGTTAGGTATTCAATCGCAAACGCTATACACACCAACAAGAAGACGCGAGATTGTAACCGCAAGACAAATGATTTTCTTTTTAATTCGTCCGTGTTACTTCCAGTCATACGATTCAATCGGGAAGCATTACGGCAAAGACCACGCAACAGTAATGCACGGAATCAAACAGGCGACGTGGCAGATTGAGATGGATAGAACCTATCGCGCCACCGTTGAACGCATCTGTTTCTTGATGAATGAAATGGGTTATGCTAAACCTATTAAATTTTTCACTAAATTTGTCGAACACATCGAACACCAACGTGAACTCGAAGTGAAAAGAAGAGCGAAACTAAACCTATAAAATCAAACAATATGAAAAGCGACTTAACATTTTGTCCGAATTGCGACAAAGAACTTTTAGGCGAACGCGTTGACTTCGTCTTGCAGGATCAACAACTTGAAGACTGGGACTCTGCCTATGAATTTATCGACGACGAAGGAGAAATCGTTTTGTGTTCCGACTGCCACGAATGGGACTACGCAGACGACGACGCGAAAGGCGAAGGTTGGGGGTAAATAAAAAAATAAAAATTATGGAAAATAAACAAAGAAGTAAAATAATACCAAATACAAATTACTCAATTTGTGTTGACGGCACCTTAATTAACAACAAAACTGGTAAGGTTGTAAAATTTTCCAGAGATACCGATGGTTATATGAGGGTTAAAATCTATACTAATGGTAAAATAAAGAGTGTCTCTCAGCATAGAATTTTAGCGGAAGCCTTTATTCCAAATACTATGGGTAAAAAAGAGGTTAACCATAAGAACGGTAACAAGCAAGATAATAGACTTGAAAATTTAGAATGGTCTACCAGATCCGAAAATATGATTCACTGCTATAGAGAGTTAGGTAGGAAGCCAAAATCAACTAAAACTAAATTTGTAATGAATCCGTTTACTGGAGTTATATACAGTAGTGTGACAGAAGCGGCTTCCGCTTTAGGAATTTCACAAGGTCATTTATCTAAAATGCTTAGAGGATTTCACAATAATTACACAAATTTAATTTTATGCTAATACTACAACTCAAAAAGAGAATTGAAATTCTCGAAGCGAAGGTAAACGAACAAGACCAGAAGATAAACGACTTGTTAAATAAGTTTGTTTTACAAAGTTCACTTCCTACACTTGCTACACCGAAAGAAAAGAAGTCGCCATTTAAAAAACCAACAGTCGTTGAGATATTCGAATATGCTTGTGAAAAGTTAAGCAAAGAAGACGCTCTTGCCTTTACTGAAAAGTTCCACGCACACTACGAAGCGAATGGTTGGAAGGTTGGAAGGAATCAAATGAAAGACTGGAAGGCTGCGGTGCGAACGTGGGACTTAACTAAATTTGCAACAACTCAAACAAACCAAACTCAAACTAAAATCAAAAATGGAAAATTCGATTCAGACGCTGCGCAACGCATCTACGCAGACGCTCACAACTACACAAAGGATTGATCGTGCGGAACGCGAAAGCGCGTTTGTTGCCGACTACGACCTTCCAACGTTCGTTAAACTATGCTCTAAGGTTTGCGCGATGTATGGCATAGCGTTACCCGAAGCGCAGTTACTTCAAATGCTTCACGAATTTATAGTTAAACACTTTCGTTGGGTTACGTTTGAACACTTCAACCTTGCCTTCGAGATGAACGCGGCTAACGAACTGTCAAAGAAATGCGAACACTTCGGTGCATTAAGCGTTTCATTTATTGGCGACGTGTTGACTTGCTACAAACCACACAGGGACAAAGCGAACCTACAAATTCAAAGAGAAATAGCGGAAGCAATTGAAGAAAAATCACAACAAATAAAGGAAAACGAAATGGCGGTAAACGATGACAGTTGGAGACGTATGCTTCAAGAAGATATTAATAGCTTCAAACAAAGCAAATTTACAACGTTAGAATTACGGGGGGTATCAATGATGCGGTGGTTAGAAGAAAGTAAGCGTATAACGGCTGAAACGTTCACGGACGACGAATACAACCTTTGTAAGGCGAAGGCAAGAAAGACAGTTTTTAACGAACAGCAATTAAGCAAAGGAATGGTTGAGAGAATGAGCGACAGGAAGCGTCAACTCGTTAAGGAATCTATCCAGTTTGAAGGGTTGCGTGAATTATACAAACTTTATTTGTCGAAGCAATGAGCCAATTTATATTTAATGAACACGGAGCGTGTGAAAATCCTATCTTAAAAACATTTAAATGTAGTAAGGGTTATGAAGCGCAGGTTGAAACTGCTATTGTTCAAGATGAATTATGGGGTTATGGAGTTCGATTCAACGGAATGTCCGAAGGTTGGTCGCACACGTTTAACCAATTTAGACCAGACAACGACTTGTATAAAACAAAAGACGAAGCGTTTGAAGGTGGTCTTGAATTACTTATAAAGCAATTGCAACAACGTAACGGAGAACAACGATACAACCGTATTATTCAGATTCTTCAAGACGAACTTTGTCCTGTGGTTGAAAATCAATTAAGTTTATTTTAATGAAAAAATATCAATTCATTCATCCAATTACAGGCGAAGCGCATATTGTTATTTGTGAGAAAATAGAGGAATACGGAACGTCTGCTCAAAATTATTGGTGGTGCTTAATCGCAGATAGAATAATAGCACAAATTCCGCAGTCGTACGCAATGATTCATATAAATGAGTGAAGCACGTCAAATAATTTACCACGACAAGCAAAAACAAGCGTTAGAACTTCTTTCGTACGAAAGTTCTATTTCGCAGGTGCTTTATGGTGGCGGTGTATTCAGCGGAAAATCTTTTTTAGGTTGCGACTGGCAAATAAAAAGACGGTTGAAGTACCCTGGCACAAAGGGTTTAATCGGTCGTGCTGAATTAAAGAAGTTGCGACTATCTACAATGCAAACTTTCTTCGAACTTTGTACTCTTCACGGATTGAAACCGAACGTTCACTATACCTACAACGGACAAGACCACGTTATTAAGTGGTACAACGGAAGCCAAACGATACTTATGGATTTGGCTGATATGCCGTCAGATCCCGATTTTCAAAGATTTGGGTCGATTGAAATTACAGACTATTTCGTTGACGAGGTAGCGGAAGTTTCGAAGCGTTGTATCGACATTCTACAATCGCGTGTACGTTACAAATTGATTAACGATAGAGCGAAGGGATTAATGACTTGTAACCCTTCAAAGGGTTGGTTGTATAATGACTTTTATTTTGCTCACCAAAAAGGCAATTTAAGAAGCGACCGCGCATTTGTACAAGCGTTACCAACAGATAATCCGTATATCTCGCAGACTTATCTTGAGAACTTGCAGAAACTTCCAGAGTACGACCGCAAAAGACTTTTAGAAGGGAATTGGGAGTTCGACGACGACAGCGACAAGTTGTTTTCAACTGACAACCTGCTCCGTATGTTCCGCAACGAACTAATTGAAGGAAAGAAATATATCACAGCCGACATAGCGCGATTCGGGAAGGATAGGACAATTATTTGCGTGTGGAACGGTCTAACACTTATTGAAGTAATTGAGTTGAATCGTGCAGCGTTAGATGAGGTCGTGAACAAGATTCGTTTAATGTGTCAGCAACATTCAATTCTATTGCAAGATGTAGTTTGTGATGAAGACGGAGTTGGTGGTGGAGTGGTTGATTTTCTTAAGTGTCGCGGGTTTGTCAACGGATCAAAACCCAAACAACCGCAATACCAAAATTTGAAAAGCGAGTGTTACTACAAATTGGCTCAATACGTTGAAGAAAACAAGATAACTATTCTTGTCAATGGACGCAAAGAACAAATTGTCAAGGAGCTGGAAATGATTAAACGACACCGCGCAGACGTGGAAGGAAAGTTGCAAGTAACACCGAAAGACGTAATCAAGAACCGCGAAGGTATTTCTCCCGACGTTGCCGACGCTATAATGATGCGAATGTATTTCGAACTCAATCCAAGTTATGGTCAGTATGTTGTAGGATAAAATAATTTAGCATACATTTACACAATGAAACAAACACCACTATACACGTCACTAAAAATGACACAGGAAAGAGAACGCGAAATTGTTAATTCAATGGCGACGTACTTCCAACAAGGCAAGGTATTAGGCGACATTCTCCTTGAACTTTCGCAGCGAAAAGATATGAACGCTAAAGAGAAAGTGTATCTCGCGCTTATGATTGGTTCAATGATGTCTAAACCGAATCAAGATGGCGCAGAGTAAAACTAAAAAAGGAATATGTGTGTACTTGCACAAAGACCTGTGGAACGAGATAGACGAAAAGAGAGGTGAAAATAGTCGCAACACTTTTTTAAGTGAAGCAATACAGTTCTCAATGAAGTTCTACGTCCCCGAATCTAAAGTAAAATTGACAGAA